TGGGAAACATACGCTGGCGTCCAATATTTGGATACCAGCCCCACCGTCACGTTGAATACCACAACGATGTTAGAGAAAAGCCGTAAAGATAACGGACAATTTAACTAAAGGCCAAATCTACGTGTTCATTATCGTAGAATGCCAGGTAACTCATAGATAGAGACTTTTTTAGAGTCCCAACCACCTTGTACTACGTAAGGATCGGTTTCCCGATCTTTAAGGTCATCGTTCATTTCCAAAATGACAGACGACTTAACGTATTCGGCAAGAGATATAAAATACCTTCTGCCGCCATCATCGCCCATATAGACCCACCCGGATCCCTTTCTACGCAAGTAGCCAGGTATCTCAGGAGGTTTTTGAGCTATGGTGTACAAAGGAAAGACACTATCTTCAATCGTCAATTTCTGATACCTTTCAAAATCTTTCAAAGGAACCTTAATAACGAAATCAAATAATGTACCGTCTCGTTGACCATGCACGTACTGTTGCTTTTTTGTACGATTACACGGCCTGAGCCAGTGGATTAAGAAAGGATCGTAAGATTCTAGCTGGATACAACCGTCTCCGTAGCCTTTTGGGCCATAGGGAAAAACGTCGCTAACAGCTAACTCAAGATTAGAGCGCAAATCATCAAAAAGATTTAGATGATTCGCATCGTGGTTTAATAAACCAACAACTCTAGCCTTGGTCCACCGACCCTTCTTATAAAAAGGTCTAATATCTGTACCAAGAAAGTAATCGCATCCACAAGATTCTCTAAATGGTCCACTTAAAAAGGATTTCTTGACGTTAGTCTCGAATCCAAGAAAAGTAAGACACTTGATATATCTACGTGCCATATTCCGGGGGATGACTATGTCGTCACCATATACGGATATGTCACTTAAGGATGCCTGATATTCATCAGCAACGACTAATGCCAACGCATAAAATATGAGTGATTCGAGTTCGAAAGTAAACCCGTTCCCCATTGAGGAGAACATTTCGAGTTCAATTTTCTTACCTCCACCCACATCTATCACCGGAGTACGCAACTGATCTAATAAATTAAACCAGTCTTCAGGAAACAAGTGATAAGGCACGAGTAACGCTACAGTATTACTTGCGTTACGAACATCTAATGTCACTATTTCACCATCCTTAGAGCCTCTTAGGGCCAGACGATGATTAATTGATTGTTTTCTAAGATTACAACCAAACATAAGTAGACGTTTCTTCATACACGAGCCAACACCCTTTTGATAAGGGGTATGTAAAGTCGGCTCAATAATGATAGATCTGTCCGTTAACGCGTTCTTAGCAACGGAACGCAGGATACCTACAACTGTGTTTGAAACTCCTTTATGCAAGGAGAACACGTGCGGCAAGTCGCGACAAATCATTTCCATAGATTTGCCGAGCGCATCCGTATGGGTAGGAGTGACTCTCAATTTCCATCGAGAAGACACTTCATCTTTTTTAACACCGACGTTCACGCCCGGACCAAACGCAAAATCAAGCTCATCCAAGGTGGGGCAGTCTCCTAAAATCTCATAAATTTTCCTACGCAGCTTAAAAACAATGCTGTCGCAGTGGAACTCTAAAGTTCCATTATGAAATAAGGAAGACCACCGCTTGTTTGTAGCCTTACATTGCATCTCAGTCTTAATGAAGCTTTCCTTCATAGCTTTTTCTGTGTCGCATAGCTCTAGGTCGGCATCTTTGCTATAAAAAGCAAGAGTTTGTCGAGCATAGGCCAGCTCACGTGGATTATCACTATAACGGTAATCAACATTAAACGTACATAGCGCTTCGGTATCGTTACTGCAAACCCAATTACAAAATTGGTCTGAGAAACGCCCGCTTCGCTGTGCACAGAAATATGCAAGACGTCTCGTAAAGAGATCGCTTTCATACTTGGTCCATAAGTCATACGGTTTACGGGTTACTTTTACATCTTTCATGATGTACCACCTTTTTCATAAAATGGAGCAATTAAAAATAACTAAATTACCTTAGTAAGGTCTAGTCCCATAATAGTACACGTTTTGAAATTGTGTAATATTAGGAAGTGCCGCACCAAAGGCAACCAAGTCCTTCCGTTGCGCTAATGTGGCCCTAGATGGAATTACGTAGTCACTAATTTTACTCAGTGAATACGCCAACTTAGGAGCCGCCTGGTAACCCGAGGCCGCAGAACTCGTGAGAGTTTCTAACGCTGGTAGAATGATCTTCTCTCTATACCTTTCGATACTCTTGTCCTTGGAAGGCAGAACGGCTAAGACGCACATGGGGGCACTCAGGACGGTAAGTCCTGTTGCGTTATCCCTGTATACGAATTCAGTCAGACTGTGACTAACAGGTTCAAAAGTATGAGCGACTGGCGTAGTTTGACCATCATTCATTGTAAAGTTGCCTAAAGCAGCCATATTGTATACCTCGGTTGAGATTAAAAAATGTTTTAAAGACCAAAGCAATGTCTTAAAACTTAAGTGAACTATTAAACCTATTACTGGTGCTATGTAACAATGCGAATGCATTCAAAACGTGTTCAGGTGAAAACACCTTACTTACTTTCTTAAACGAAGGCAAAGGTACCGCTGTCCAGTTTTCGAGTTGCTCCACATTTCTGTCAAAGATTACCTCAGACACAAAAAAGCCGCCCGTATTCGAGATCGTGAGATCTGAATTAGACGTGCCTTTATATATTGCGTCCCGAGTTATCTTAGTAGAGCGTAACACACTAGTAATACCCAATTCATTTGCGAGGTTAACGTCAGACAGCCAAGTGCCGATTGGTAAAAACCAATCGCCTATGAAGCTCCAAGGCGTCAATTCATACGCAGCAGCAAGAGGATCGTTCATGTGTAGAATGTCACGAGCAGAAGGCTCTGAAGCAATGGTTACTTTTAACCTAACAACTTTCGTCGTTTTGACTAAAAACACTACATTACCCGTATCCTGCTCTTGCACGTCTACCTTCTTTCGCATAACTTTGTAAGATTCATGTGGTATCTTATGGTAAATAGCAGCCAAAGCTGTACCGAACTCGTGAGCGTCTTTTAAAAGAGGACGCCACCCGTACTGTACTTCCAAGATTGCATTCGCCAGGGACCCAGTTGATTGCCCATTAGGGGTCAACTCCCGTTTAAGGGTATTAATAATCTTACTCTTCCCGCTCGACCTGCGAGGACCTCCAAGATACTTAGCGGCTTTGTAAACATTGCCGTGACGTACTGCTTCGAGAAACCCCGCTAAACGAGTAGCAGTGGAAGCCAACAGTGACAATGTTTGATGCCCTTCGGCAAGAAACGCGTCACCGTTGAAATCATTCTTACGAATCTTTGTGCTCAATTTGTCCAAAAGCTTCAAATCATCATTAGAGTCCCAGTCCAAATCGGTGAACCCCGGCATGCCAAAACAGGCACCCAAAGTTCCCGTGTAAGGCACAGGATTATTTTTAATGGTGTAAGAAATCAGAGGATGGTTTTGCTTTGAGATCTCTAAATGATAGTTATGTGGTGTAGACCGATCGCGCGACCCTGCAGGCGAATCCTCACCCGACCAGACCTTTTGGAAATAACTACCAACAATGGCAGTTCCACAGTCTGTCGAAAATGGATAAGTCTCGTCTTGCACAATTGACCCGACCGTCACTCAGGCACCCTCCAATGAAACATTACGAAAAGGAGGATTGTCCGACTTAGACAGTATGCTAACAACATCTAAAATGGTAAGATATAACAACATCTCTTCAAAACGCAAAACGCTAGTAGAGGCCTTATTAGATACTCTCACACATGGCGGCTTAACCCCCGTACCTACTGAAATAAAATCCAGATAGTTACGATGGTTGTCGACCAATGTAAGGAGTTCCAAGTAAGATAACTCTCTAACGTCCGCAATATGTTTAGATAAGTCGTATTCATGACCAAGAAAGGGCGTTGCATAGACAAACTGTTTCATGTCGATCTCCTTATGTATATTGAAGGTTAATAGTAGGAAACCCCCCAAG